ATGGCTGATTTATCCAGACAGATTGGTTCTGCATTTGGTAGATTACAATCAGAATTAGTACAACCAGTTCTTCAAAGGGTTATCTTTATTCTTAAGAAACAAGGTAGAATAGAAATACCTACAGTAAATGGTAGACAAGTAAAGGTGCGTTCTGTATCTCCATTAAGTCAAGGACAAGCAAAGCAAGATATAAACAATACTGCACAATGGATGCAGTTAGTTCAACAAAGTTTCGGTCCAGAGATTATGAATTTATTAGTTAGTGGTGAGGAAGTTGCTAGTCATTTAGCTAAGAAATTCAATGTACCAGATAGTTTAATAAGAGATGCAAGTGAAAGACAAGAACTTGTACAGTTAATGCAACAGGCTCAACAGTTGCAACAAGCTCAACAACAACAGGGAGAGGAAGTTGTCCAACAATAAACATATTGGTGTAGATGGAATAGAAAGAAGTAAGCAAGAAGATATAAGAATAAGTATGGATATAAAATCCTTATTTAAAACACCGAATGGTCAATCGGTATTAAAGTATTTAAGAAAACTTACAATAGAATATGTTAATGGTCCGAATATAAGTGATAGTGCTTTACGTCATCATGAGGGTCAAAGATATTTGTATGCTATTATAGAACGTAGAATTAATCATGCTGAAAAGGAGAGCAGTAATGTCTGAAGAAACACAAACAGTATCAGAAGCAATGGAACAACAGACCACTGACACAAGTGACATAAAATCAGAGGAAAAGGATTTTGTAACTGCTGAAGATCAAGCACCAGCAAGACCAGAGTGGTTACCAGAAAAGTTTAAAACACCAGAAGCTTTGTTAGAATCGTATAGTAATCTTGAGAAGAAACAAGGTCAGAAAGAAAGTGATTTAAGAGAAGCTTGGGAAAAAGAATTAAATGAACAAGCTTATGCTGACAGACCAGAAAGTGCTGGTGATTATGTATTACCTAAAAGTATTGATGAATCGTTAGCTCCAGATAATAAAATGTTAGATTGGTGGTCTAAGTTTTCTTGGGAAAATGGTATGAGCCAAGAAGAATTTGAAGCTGGTATTAATATGTTTGAACAAGAAAGAGAATCAATAGTCGGCTCTATTGAATCTAATAGGGAAGATGAAGTAAAGAAACTTGGTGATAATGCAGAAGAAAGAATACAAGCTACTGCATTATTTGCACAAAAGTTTTTTCCAGAAAACCTTATGCCAGCTATAGAAAGACTTACAGAAACATCTGAAGGTATACAAGCAATAGAACATATTATGGAAAATATAAAACAAGGTGGTAATATAGATACTGAACCAGCTAATCGTTTAGATTTACAAACTTTAGAGTCTATGATGAATGATGAACGATATTGGAATCCAGCTAAGAAAGATTTAAATTATATTCGTGAAGTAACAGAAGGTTATAATAAATTAAATGGAGGAGGATAATTGTTATCTTGCGTTCATTCTAATTTAGATCATGTTGATTATTTGTGTGTTAATCTTCGTGATGAAGATGAAGAAGAATTAAAAGCTATGAACGTAGATGGTCGCTATGCTTTAGCTTTTCCATTTACACAAAATCATTCTCTTACATTTACTATTCTTGATGATGAAACACCATTAGCTATGTTTGGTACAATACCAGCTAGAAACAATGAAGCTAGGATATGGATGCTTTGTACAAATGAATTTCAAAACAATTATAGAGAAATTTGCAGACACGCTAGAGATTTTATTGAGTTGTTGCAATCTAGTTACAGTACTATTTATAACGTCGTTCCAGCTAATAATAAAAGGACAATACGTTTTTTAAGGTTCTGTGGCTTCCAATTTGGTGAGAAAATAAATATCAATGATGTAGATTTTATTAAATTTTTTCGTTGCAATAGTTTTTATAATGATGTTAATAATAAAGAGTCACGACCTGTAATGCACTGAGCAACCCTTTATGGATAATTGCTATGAGGTGATCTAATCAGATAATCGCATAGACATTATTGAAACTTTATAGAGGAAATGCTTATGGCAAATACTATATCTACAGCCTTTATAAAACAGTTTGAATCTGAGGTTCATATTGCCTATCAAAGAATGGGTAGTAAATTACGTAACACAGTTCGTACTGTTTCCAATGTTACTGGTAATGTTGTACGTTTTCAGAAGATTGGTACTGGCTCTGCATCAACTAAATCAAGAAATGGTTTAGTTACTACAATGGAACTAGCTCATACAACTGTTGAAGCTACTATGTCTGACTTTTATGCAGCAGAGTACATTGACAAGTTAGATGAGTTAAAAACTAACATTGATGAAAGACAAGCTGTTGCAAAAAGTGCGGCGGCGGCTCTTGGTCGTAAAACAGATGAAATACTATATGATGCTATGGATTCTGGTGCTAATAGCACACAGATTCATGACACAGGTAGTGCGTTAGCAAAAGCTGATTTGTTAACATTATTTGAAACTTTTGGTGCTGGAAATATTCCAGAAGATGGTGGAAGATATTTAGCCATGAATCCAAAAGGTTTTGCAGATTTATTCTTAATAGAAGAATTTGCAAGTTCAGATTATGTTGGTGAGCAGAATTTACCTTATGCTGGTGGAATGACAATGAAACAATTTCTTGGTTTCAATATCTTTTCAACATCAGCAGTTACTGCTGGTAAGAATATGGCATACCATACTTCAGCAGTAGGTCTTGGTATTGGTGCTGATGTATCAACTGAAT